ATATGTATCTATACGGCTTGCTTGTCTGCAAAAACTCAATTTTTACAGTGTCAAAAAGCTTTACTTTAGCCGCACAAAAATAGTCAAAAGATGTCGGATTATATTCTTCTGCCTTTACAAGTGTACCATCTTTTAGCCAACTTATTTTTAGTTTCTTTACATAATCACCTGATAAAAGGTTAAATCTAAGCTGTATACCGTTGCTTGTCTTTAGCCTGTCATACCTAACAGTAATTGTTGGTACATCGGCAAAATTGCAATTGTCATCTGATAAACTGCTGCTGATATACCCGCTAAGCCCGTAAGGTATACTATCAGGTGCGTTCGTGTAATCTCCATTTAACTTAGAGTATCGTGGCAGACAATACGCAAATCCTTGCATAGAATTCTCAGCACCAAATAAAGTATCAAGAGTAGAATATGGTTTTTGGTTATTCGTCTCTGTTTGTATATCCCATCTCATTATCTTCTCCTTTGTGGCTCAATTGCTATGAAATTTATTGCCAGCCCGTCATAAGCCCATATGTTTTCCCCTTTTCTTATCTTTAGATTGTCTTCACCTTGAGTAACATATGCTGTAAAGCTTAATGTTTCATCTCCAAAAGGTAAAACAATATTATGTTTACTATTATTTGGATTTGATATAGCTTCATAAAAATCATTGTAGGATTTCATGTCATTTTCAAAAGGTGCTACTTTCAATGTATAGTTATAAAAAGTACCTATTATATCCCTATGCATACTATAATCTGCTACTCTTCCTGAGTTTTCCGTATCAGTTACAGCAAACTTTCTTTTAAGCTCAAGTATGTTTATGTTGTATTTAATACCATTAAGGCTGAAAATATTCTGCATTATGATCCTCCTACTACCACAAGACTAATACCTTGCCTTGTATTCTCCTTATCAAGTTCAGGTTTTAATTCTCTTACAAGACTTGACATACTTCCTTTACAATTAAGTACAATCTGTATAGGTCTTTCTGTGTCAAGCTTATTTATAACATCATTCAATCTTTCCAGTATATTTTCAGTATTATCTGTTGCACTGTATGAAGACCTTAAGAACATTTCACCTGCTCTTGGAGGGATAACTTTTCCAAGTGCAACATCAGGAAAGTAGTTTTTTGCATTTGTAATATCAAAACCTACAGGAATATTTATATTTATCTTGTCTGTTAGACCTTGTATACCTTCAAGCCATTTTTCTATAAATGTCTTCGAAGTATCCGCTTTGTCTTGTAATCCCTCGTTAAAACCTTCTACAACAAAACCGGCTATTTTCATAAATACTCTTGAAGGGGAATGTATATCAAGTTCTGATTTGGCTTCTGCACTTAACTCAGCTGCCCATGTTCTTACTGCATTCTTAGCAAGATGTGCAAATGTATTGATTCCTTTGGCAAAACCTTCATTTATCCTTTTTGCCATATCATAAAAACTTTTATATAAACCTGTTTCTCCTGTGGTATTGCCATCTCCCCAGAACCACTCTCTTACTCCTTTTGCCCAAGTTTCCATAGGGGTCTTTACATCTTGATTGCTTGTATTTATCTTATTCTTAAATGCGTTAAGGATATTTTCGGCAAATTTAGTCCATGAAGCTTCGTTTACTCCTTTGGAATTACCTTCTCCTACAAACCACTTTCTTGTATCATTTGCCCACTTCTCAATACTTGACTTGTTTTCCTGATAACTTGAGCTTATTTTACTTCCAAAAGCTTTTATAATATCACCGGCAAATTTAGTCCATGAAGCGGCATTTATACCCTTGCTTTCTCCTGAACCCATGAACCAGTTTCTAATATTATAAGCCCATCCTTCCATAATACCTTGAGAATTCTTTTGTTTAGCGGTTACAGACTTATTAAAACCATCCATGGTACTGTTAGCCCATTTTTCAGATTCTGTAGAATTTCCTCCTGATATACCAAGTTTACTAGAAAACCACGATACTACACCGCTCGCCCAGTCTGTTATTACTGTCTGGGCGTTACTTTTCTTATTTTTCACGCCTTCATTGAAACCATCTACAGTATATCCTCCCATCTCAGACATAACTGTAGACGGACTATGAATACCTAACAGCCCTTTTATTCCATTTATGAATGGATCTGTTATATTTTCCTTTATAAAACTAATAGGGTTTGAAAACAACTCTTTTATACCTTTACAAAACCCATCCCATAAATTTTTAGATATATCCCCTAGTGTTTGCATTAAATTATTTATGCCAAATGCTTTTCCGAGACCATTAAGAAAAGGTTTTGCCATATTATCCCATATCCACTTGTATACACCTGCAATTATTTTTAAAATTCCACTAAAGATACCTTTTACGATATTTCCACCACACGCTTCTGTCTCACCTTTAAAAAAGTCTATAGATGCCCTTACTCCTTGAGCCAATAAACCACCTATAAATGCAGCAAAGCTACCCAAAGCTACACCTATAACTTCATACAATTTACTCACCATACCAGCCCAATCAATGCTTACTAAAGCTGTAGTTACGCTATCCCCAAGCTTAAACCAATCGACTTCTGCTATAAATGCAATTAAACTGTCCAATAGTCCTATGATCAAAGTTGATACTGCCGAAAATGAAGCCCAGTCGAAATTTTCTGCAAAAGAATTAATACTTTCTCCCAGCGATTCCCCAAATCCTGTCCAGTCAAAAGTTAAAGCCAGATCTTTAATAAAATTAAATGCAGTATTTAATCCTTCAGCAAGTAAAGTTCCCAGCTTTGCCCATTCTATTGAAGCTATGACTAAATTAAGACCTCCTGCAATAGATTGACTTAATTCGGACCATTCAAATGTTTTTATAAAGTTAGTAAGGGTTTTAAGAACTCCGTTTATTCCGTCTCCTATTGCAGTCGCAAGCATGGTCCAATTTATTTCAGATATAATTCCGTTTAATGCTGTAGCTAGAGCTATTCCAAGTCCTGCCCAATCAAATCCCTCAATAAATCCAAAAAGCATTGCTATCTGTGCTTGAAAATAAGCACCTATAGTTTTTCCAATCAAATCCCATTGAACATTTTGTATAAGTCCGTTAAGACCTGTTGCAAAAGCAGCCCCCAGTTGTAACCAATCTATTTGAGTTAGTAGTAAATACAGAGTCATTGCTATGGTGTTTATACCTGTAGCAAACATATTCCCAATTGCGTACCAATCTATAGTTGCTACAAGAGAGTTGAAAAGAGTTGTAAATGCAGTAACTACTTCAGTTATCTTTGCTCCTAAGTTATCCCAACTAATAAACTTTGTGAAATCCTGTACTGCTTTGTTTATTGCTTCTCCTAAAAACTTTCCCAGCCCTTCCCAGTCCCCGGCTTTAAATAGCTCTTTTATCTTTTTTGCAAAGTCTCCTATCCCTTTGTCAATAGCAGCTGTTTCAAATAGACCTTTAGGGGCAGCTCCGCCACCGCCGCCACCGCCGCCTGAACCGCTTTCTTTGGCTGAATCTTTTTGAAGTTGTACAAGCTCATCAAAGGGCGCAATTATTTTTTTGACTTCTTTACCTGCTTTTTTAGCAGCACCACCTGTACTTCCCAAGCTTTTTGCATAACTGTCATTAGTTTTCTTTGCTTTTATAAATGTTGCACTTCCTCCAAGAGCCGAAAAGAATTGATTTACATAATTAAGGGCGGTTGCAATTACATTTATTAATGTGTTTAGAGCCGGTACTATCGCACTAAGAATGGGTGCAAAAGCAGCAGCAAAGCTATTTTTAAGATATCCCATTGAGTTCATCAAACTTGATATTGATGCTTGAGTTTCTGAAGAGTACTGTGAAAGATTTTGCAATCCTTCCTTTACCCCTTGTATAACTCCTCTCATAGCCATTCTTATAAGCATAAGTTTGAACATATTGGACAATTTGAAAATACCGTTACCGGCAGTGCCGGCGCTTTTATGCAATCCTTTAAGTTTTGAAGTCAGATTTTGTATTCCGTTTCCTGCTGCCTTTGCAAGAGATGAACCTAAAGATTTTACACTTAATACCAATTTAGATACTGAATTCTTAGCAATCCCAATAGCCCCTTTAGCAATATCGCCAAACCGTGATGTTTTTTCTGCACTGCCCAGTATCTGTTTTTTGTAGTCGTTTAACCTATTATTTATATATGATATTTTTTGTGCATTTCTTTCAAATTCTGTATACCCAAAACCTAAACCGGCTGCCTTTAGATCATTTTGCCTTGCATTCAGATTTTCCAATTCCCTTGAAAGTTCAGCTATTTTAGGATTACTAACTTTAGCATTTTCACCTATTAATTTAAGTTTTTCTGCTTCCCTTGCAGCTTCCGCTTCTTTAGTTTTCAATCCTTCCAGTTTTACCTGCTGTTCGTTAAGCTTAGATATTAGGGCTCCTAAAGCTGCAGCTTTTTGTTGATACTGTGTTGTATCTTTTCCGCTTGTATACTTTTCTTTTTCACTAAGCCACTCTACTTCATTTTTATATGTTTCAAGCATTCGGCTAGTTTGCTCTATATCATACTGCAAACTTTTCCAAGATGATGATTGTTTACTTGTGCCGATAGCTTCCATTTTTTCTTGTCTATTTATTAAACTCTCTAATTTCTTTTCCGCCTTGTCAATAGCATCTGAATACCATTTGAAGTCCTCTGTGGGTATTTTTTCACTCCCTAATCTATTTAGTTCAGCAGTAAGGGCAGCTATTTGACTTTTTGTTTGTGATATCTGGCTCTCTAAAGTTGATATTGATGTAGACTTATTAAATGCATTCTCAATACTTCTTCCGGTATTTTCTATTGCAGCAGAACAAGCTTTTCCTGCTCTTTTTATAGAACTTACTCCTTTTTCAAATCCGTCAGTATTGATTTTTGTATCAAACTTAAGACTTCCGTCAGCTGCCATTAATTCTCCTTTCAAAAAGCAAAGGATAGGCTATTAACCTATCCTAACAACTTATTTAATCTATCTATTTCTTCTTGTTCCTCTTGCGTATACTTAGTCTTTATAACACACATATCCTTATTATTTGCATAAAACTCTTGTTCCCATTTTTCAAGTTTCTTACCCTTAGCCCTTTTTTGCCTAATACCCAGTACGGTGGAAAAAATACCTTCTTCTATTTCCATAAAGTACCCCATAAAGGTCCACCAATGCATATAGTCTATGTGTCTGATTTCTTTTCCTGCTATCTTGTTTATTGCCGAAAATATAAGTGTTTCATCCTGTTCCCAATCAATAAGCTTTTTTGAAATACTTTTATTGCCTTCACATTTCCCACAATTAATGAACTTCTTAACTTCTATTAGAGCATATTCAAGCTCATCATTTGATATTAAATCAAGATTGGCTCGCAAAACTCTACGCATTAGAATATAGAGCTTTTCTGAATCACTTAGATCGGCATCCTCAAATGCAACTAAAGCAAGGAGTATGTTCCTGTAATCGGTTTCAATATCATACTCCTTGCCATTTATCACAATATTCGTAGGTAGTCTACCAATCATTACCCTATATCCTTTAGATATGCCCCCATCTTCTTATCACTGTCTTTAGTATATTGATCAATAGCCGGCTGCATTATACTTATTAATCCGTCAAGAACCTCTTCAAATAAGTACTTTCGCCCAACTATACAAAAAGGGGATTGACCATCAAAAATGATATCATACACATCTGAATTAAAAATATCATTAAAAATTTTTCTCATAGTTTTTGTCAGTTCAGCTACATACGCGCCTTCTTTTTCGAGTCCTGATTTAGGGGTACCGTCCGGATTTAGCTCTATGCTTTCGTCTATTGTATAGTTCTTGAAATCCTTTTGTACACCTAATATTCTGTTAATGATTTCGGGGTCGGCAGGATTAAACCTTATAACTCTATTAGGGTCATTATTAATTTTAAAGCTTTCCTTTCCATCATTAAATGCTAAATTTTTCATTCGTATTACTCCTTAATTAATCTGCTGTAAATGTCTTTGTTGCAAGTACAAATTTACCTTTTACTCTATTTCCTGTAAGATGCACATTGAACGGTATTTGATAACCTGTGGTATCACCACCATAGCTTGATACTTCAATCATTGCATCTTCTTTATATGCTACATAGGTATCCGCTGCACCTGCATCTTCCCATAGATGAACTTCTACAACACTTGTCTTTAAATCGTCAAGTGTCTGTCTTTCGTCTACAATCTTTTGAAGTCTCGCAAAAAGCGGATCTCCCACAACCGCATAATATGGTTCTACTGAAGCTTGCGGCTGATAGCTGTCTATACTTACTGATGTTTCTCCAAGAATATTATTCTTAGTTTCAACATTTGCATTCATCTCAACATTATATTCCTCAAGGTCAGTTCCTAACCTTACATAGGCTGCCGTTCCGCTTGTAGCTGAGTCTATGAAGTTAGCCATAAACTTACGCTTTATTTTTCCTGTTACTGCCATCCTTAATCCTCACTTTCTATCTTATAAATAGCATATATCTGTATCTGATACATAATACCGTCATTAATAGTTTCACCCATCAACCCCATGCTCATTGCATTTTCCGTAGTGGCTTCTATAAAAGTAGTTTTTACATCTTTTCCATTAACATCCATGGTAAACTCTTCTTCCGGAAGATGTTCAAGCCAATGGGCAAGTTCGTAAAGAAAATTACTGTTAGCAAGTCTGTTATAATCATTAATTGACTGCCCTATGGCATACAGAACAAAGTTATGTCTTCTTGTTTGAACCCCCAGTAAATCTTCCTTAAGTAATCTATCACCATTGCTTGATAGACCATAATTAGTAGGCTCCGGCTCTGTAAAATCTATATGGATATCATTGTTTATAAGAAACTCCGATATCTTAGGGTAAGATGTAATTTTCTCTCTCATAAAATCTATAATCGTCATATTACTCCATTCAACGCTTTTTGCGCTGCTTTTAGAATGTCATTTCTATGGTCTGCCTTCATGCGATCGAAGAACTTTCTTCCTCTCATCGGTGCGCCTATGTAAGTAAGTTTCCTTGTTGTAGGTACCTTGACCTCATTCCTTTTAGCAAAAGGACTTCCGGTTGTAGGAGATACATAAACTATTCCTTCGTGCATATAATGTGCATACTTGGTTTTTATATTTATTTCTCCTGAACCTATGACAGTTGAGAGTAACATACTGTTTATCAATACCCCTGTTCTTTTAGGTATATATGGTTCCATATACCTCATACATTCAGAATCAACTACCTTTTGCACCTCTCCCATCTTATTAAGTCCTTTTTGAGTTAATAATAATTCTGTAGGTTGTATATTAAAACTTCCATTAATCAAATTACCACCCCCTACTTACCGGTCAATTCATAATGTTGCACTGACTTACTGCCATACAACCTTTCGTCTACTGATACAAGCGTTAATACTTTGTGATTTGTCTTTAGCTTTACTATACTCTCTGAAATAGTAGCCTGAGAAGTGTTATCAAACTCAAAATCAATAGCGCCCTTAACCATTAAATCCTTGCCCTTAGCAAAGTTAACAACTCCGTCAAGACTGCTAAGAGGTACCATAACCAGCGCCGTACAACTACCTCTTTGCCCTGTCTTTAAGAAGGTTACATTATCAACATCTTCCCAATACACATTCTTAACTACCTGTCTTTTAAAATTATCAAGCTTTCCTTCTTTCTCGCATAAGTAAAATGTGATATCCGAATTAGTAAACATATTACAGCCCCCTATAGCAAAGACCCATATTACCTAGCCACTTAATCACAATATCATACTGTTTTGACTTAAAAGCTTCTTCACTATCCGCTTTACTTGAAAAACCCACAGAATAGGACCCAATTCGCTCAGATGTCTTATTTCCTGTATCTCTTGACTGTGCTTCATTTTCAAATATTAATTCAGCTAATTCACAACAGCAAAACTTTACATCTTTTTGAATATCTTCTACTCCTTCAAGCCTTCCAAATGTGTATAAGTCTATTATTTTACTTGCACCTCTTGCATAGTAATTGAATCCGGCACTAATGGTCGGATTCCTACCCTGCAAATATTCATCTGTATAAAAATCGTTATCTGCATATATTCCCATCAGTGCCTCACCTCTATTCCTTTGCCTTCTTAGCCTTTGCAACCTCTGCCTTCAAAGCTTCATTCTCTGCCTTCAAAGCTTCATTCTCTGCCTTAAGTGTCTCAATGATCTCATCGCTTTTAGCTTCAATACTTACGCCCATTCCAACTTCTCTCATGCAATACTCCTTTCTTACGCCTTGTGACTTAAATAAACTCCTGCAACCTTATTCTTATACACATCAACAAGCCCGTATTTACGGTATTTTGAGATATAAGAATCCGCATTTGGGTTGTTTTCAGGTGCGATAATGTCTGAAGCAATATGCTTATCAAACTTAATAATTGCAGGTTTGTGTACAATCATAAAGTTTATATCCTTACCGGTTGCAGCCTTCTTGTAGTGACCAAGCTCCTCACCTGAACTTTTTCCGTCAAGTAGCTCTATAACTGTGTAAAATCTTGACTGTGGCACGGGCTTCTTAACTGCAAATGTTGCCAAAATCTCTCTTGATTTTGTAGTATCAAGTGCCATAACACCGTTTAAGAGCGTAGGAGTTGCATAAAGCAATCTATTCTCTTCCGGCACTTCGTCTTCATCCATCTTGTTCTTTGCCTCAAGTAAAGCTGCAAGGAACTGTTCCGCACCTGCATAGGTAGCGGGCGTAGCCTTTGAAATTCCTGTTATTCCCGCAAGTGTAGCAAATACAAATGCGTCCGCCTCAGGTGCTACCTTCTCTCTCTGAAGTGTTGCTCCTGCCATACCGAAAGCAATGTTAAATGTCTCCTGATCGTCCATAGTATCAACAGATATCTTTGTACCTCTGTCATAGTTAAATGTTGTACTCTTCCATACCACATTTACAGAACCGTTTGTATAACCACTGTTTCTGTCATAATCTCCTAAACCGGAAACTTCAATCTGTGGATATAGAATTTCTTTTGCATTTGCTCCGGCTCTCATCATTGTTGCATCACTTGTAAGGTCAGAGGTAACTGATGCATTCTTGTAGACCTCATCAAGTAGGTCAGTATAATTCTTCGCTAATGTAATGTTATTTGCCATATTTCTTTATTCCTTTCTTACTTCTTGTCTTCTGTACTGAGTCCCATGGCAGCTCTTAGTGAAATAGTACTTGCATCCATGCCCCCGGTGCCGCCACCGGTAGCTGCAACAGGGTTATTGATGGGTTCGCCGCTACCAAACAGATATGAATTCTCCTTTTGACAAGCTTCAAGAGCTGTCTTAATATCAGTGCTTCTGTCTTTACTTGACTTAAGTGCATCTACATCAAGTAAGGCTCTTACAGCTTTCGCACTTCTTCCTCCTGCTGCATTTATAGCAGCTTCAAGTGTAGAATCAAACTGCATATCCGCAATCTTACCTTCGTATTCTGCTTTAGAGTCTTCATATTTCTTCTTATAGTCTTCTACTTGTGCCTTTACTTGGTCATAGTCCTTAAAGCTTTCTATGGTTGTATTGGCTTCTTGTAGTTGTGCTTTTGTCTGCTCAAGTTCAGTTTTGACCTGTTCTACTTCACTTTTTGCCGCTTCAATATCATTACCGTTTTCCGCCATGATACTGTCTATTTGTTCCTTTGTAAGACCCATATCTTCTAAAAACTTTCTTTTCATGTTGCTCCTTTCACTACGCTTTTTACGGGTTCGCTCCCATGTGCTGACTGTTTTACGCCTAATCTACCGGCAAAATTGTATTAAAAAAGTACCCTAAAGCACTTGATTTTAATTTAATATATGTTACAATTTTAATAGATATCTAATTAAGAGCGGTACGCATCCCCCTTGAAAGCTTTACAGCCGGTAGGGAAGCGCCACCGCTCTTAATTTTTTCTCTTGTACACCTTGAGTATTTTACGCCTAATATATCGGCTATTTTTATATTAAAAAAGCACCCGCTAAGGTGCTTTAAAAACTATTTTATATTAAACCTGTAAATACAGTAATCTAAATGTCTCTCTTCCTTTTGGTGTTATAAGTGTCTGTGTCCCACTCCACTGTGTTTTTTCATTGAAACACTCTTTTACCTCAAACAGTCCCTTATTTCTGTCTGCATACGGCAATAGTTTTCCTCGTTTATCTCTATAAACATACTTCTTTTCAAGCAGAAAGTTCACAAAATCATTTTGCTTAATGCTTAACTGCTTTGCTGTCTCTCTGAAATTAGTAAGTAGATTTCGGTCAACCAATTCATCGAAATAATCTGCCTTTGGCTGTAATATCTGTTTCTCTACTGTCAGTGCAGAGTTTTCAGCTGCAAGTACACCTATCCTTGCTTCTCTCTCTTCAAGCGTCTTTTGTGCCACCTGTAAAGCTTTTGCCATCAACTCCTCAGGACTCATTTCCGCCTGTCCACTGATATAACCGCCGTGTTTACGGATTGATGGGAGAACTTCGGATGTAACCCATTTTTTGAAAGCTTTTGCATTCGGTAACTTACTTGATAGGATAAGACTGTATAAGCCACTTTCGTTGATGATAGCCATTCCTCTGTTAGGAATTTCAAAGGTCGTGTTTTCCGACTTTTGAAATATTTGTTTATCTTCATCATCTACATGAGAAGATATTGCGTCCTTGGTATTGCTATATCCCAGCGCCTCCGCCACATCTTTCCCCACAAACCAAGGTTCGCCACTTATCTCTACAGTTCTAATCTCCCCAAACTCCTCATTTTTGAAAATCTGTAACTCACTCATTACTTTCTGCTCCTTTCTTTTCTAATTCCGTTTATTGTTCCGAGATTGAATATATCTACAGCAAAACTTATTAAATCAAAATCTTTCTCGTATGCAGACAAAACATCATTTATTTGATTTCTTGTCTCTCCATCTGCCCATGTCTGATGTCCTAATAATCTCATTGTTTCATTTTGCTCGTATTTAAGCATAATAAAAAATACCTCCATTTAACAATTTTTAGGTTGCCAAATAAAGGTACACAGTGCTATATTATTTATGTACCTTATTTGGTGCTTTGAAACAGGTTGATTGTCTTTGGTCGGATTTACAACCTGTTTCTTTTTATTTTTTCTTTAGCTTCCTAACAGCTTCCCTTACTCCTTCTGGTCTTGGTATAGCATTTTCCTTACAATACTTATCAAGAATTTCAAGAGTTTCTTTATCAAATCTCACACTAAATTGCGTTGATTTTGGATTATCGGTAGGTCTGCCAAGTTTCTTTTGGGTCATTTTTATCACCTCACTTTTGAAACCCATAAATATATTATCTTTTTGCGTTTCAAAAGTCAAGTATTTTTTGCTCATATTTAAACATTAAAAAAACTCCTTTCATTTTAGGGTTGCTGAAAGAAGCTTTCTGTAGTAATATATTTACAGAAAGCTATGCTTTCGGGGTATAGAAGTAGCTGTCTTTCGCCAAATCGACCAGCTACTTCTATTTTTTTATTTCAGGCTTCAACTTTTTAATTCCTCTGCTTATTGCTTCTGTCTTGTTAACTTTTTCCTTTTCGCAATAACTTTCCAATATAGCTTTATCTTCATCACTAATGCGAATACTAAGCTTATTAGGTCTTGGGTTATTTGTTGGTCTGCCTGTCCGTGGACTCATTTCATCACCTCACTTTTGTCTGGCATAAATAAATTATAATATATGTCTGGCAAAAGTCAAGTGCTTTTTAACTAAAAAAGCACCTCATGATAATAAGATGCTTTAATTTTGACACTATTCAGATTCTTTAAGTACTTCTTGTATCATTTGTAAATATTTTTTTGATAGTTTAGTATAATCTCTGCTATTTCCTCCATCAAGTACAAACACCCCTTGGGGGTATTTTTTTTCAGGAATTTTATCTATTTCATCCTCCCACTCTTTTTTTATTTTTTCAATCTTTTCTCTTTGTTTAAGGGTTATATTTTTCTCTAGCATATTTTACTTTTCCCTCCCTATCCAGTATTTCAAATACTTTATGTTGAATATCAAAATCCGGTGTAAATTCTGCTTCTAACATTGCCTTTCTATTATATTCAGAATAGAATAATTTACTCATATCAGATATAACTTTAACAGAATAGGTATATTCAGGATTAACAGCAAAGAGTTCCTTAATACCGGGATTGTCTCTTATAAAAACAAAATCATCTTCACCAAAAGATACAATACCATTAGATTCAGGATGATTATGAGTAATTGTGGCACCAGTTAAATCTATTCCACCAAATATTACACTGTCTTCATCCCCTTTAGTATAGTATACATTTCCATATCTATCAATAATGATAGCATTTTCTATATCAGAGTTGCGTATTTTATCATTATAATATTCAATTGCCTTGCCTGTATTCGCAGGATCTATAGTTCCTATTTTTTCTGGAGGTAAAACACTTCCATTATCGTTATTGCTATCTGAAGTTCCTGTTCCTAATTTTACTTCAGGAAAGTTAAACCCTTTATAATTATATACATTGCTGACCCTTAATCTCTCACCTTGTTGTTTTAATCCCATAGCTTTTGAAAAGTCCACATATTCCTTTTCAACCGCTTTGAGTTTTGCTCTCTTTAATGTGATTATGTCTTTATCGGCTTCAGCTCTTTCTAAAAGCTTCATATCCTGCTTATACTTTCTGATAGTTCTTTCTAGCAGCCTTTGTCTTTGTGAAGCTTCATAAATATCAAATTCTTTGCCTTTATAATCTTTCTTTTCATTTTCTTTTCTGTTTTGCTCATCCAACCATTCATCTGTATACTTTCGCTTTGATATACCGGGTATAAAAGGAAATATTATATGCCTACAATTAATCCCATGAAGCCCAAGCATATCTCCAAAACCGCATATAGTCTTTAGCTGACTTTTACTGTATACCTTGCCTTGCCATGATTGGTGATTTTCAAAACCTATACCTGTATTTCTTGCACCTAAATGCCAGTCCACTTCAGCATAGTCAGTACCCAACTCTTTCATATTTCGCTCAGTAATACTTGAAGTAAGCTGAGAAACCCCTGTAAGCACTGCCCTTCTGACCGCTACATCTATGCGGTCTTTTCTTCCTGATGCATAATCAACCGTCCTGAGACCGCTTTTTGTCATTTCATCAACAGTTTCATTGATAACTTCCGTATATGTCTTAGAACCGGTAGTTACATTCATCATAGCCCTATCAAGACTTTCAGTGAGATATTTTTCTAAAGGTGCGAATATCTTTTGACCATTTCTTGTGATATTAAACCCTGTGGTTTTAGTTATATTCTCAATACTTCCCTTTGTATGCTCTTTAATTGTATTGCTTAATTGTTGCAACCACCTGTTTTCGCTGTAGGGCTTCATATCCTTACCGGCAGACTTGTATATATCATTATTTCTAGCATAATCAAGTTGCAATGCCTCTTTATATACTTTGTCTATACTTTCATTGACATCTGTTAAAGCATCATCTATTACATCATTTATATGTTTTTTGCCGACTCCAATATCGTACACTCTGTCAAGCAAGTAGTTTATAGTAGGGGTAATTTTTTTAGTGTCTTTTATCCTGTCTACTACCTCAGCCATTATATTCATTTCTAAATCAGCCATTAACCGTTCTAATGGTTTCGGAAGTTTTTCCATATCTTCGGGAGTCATGTGTTATTCCTCTACATCAGGTGCTGTAGGCAAGTTTTTAGTTGCTTCTTCTATGGTTTCTCCATACCACTTAGCTCTATATTCCTCAAGTCTCATAACGCCCATTGCAACATCCTGCCTATCCTGCTGTCTTTCAGTTTCTTCATCTACAAGAATTGAGTCCTTAAAAGTGCATATGAATTCATATCCGGTCTTTGTTAGCCCGTTATAAAATGCCAGTGCGTATACTAAATCTTCTAAGCAATCCCTTAAATTAGATTGTATTGCTTTTACTCTATTAAACTTACGCTTCTTCGCTATTTTTGCTTCTGTGGCTGTCTTGTCCACATCACTGACATCTGACAAATCACCATAAGACAAACAGGAATTAAACTCTATTCTTCTAAGATAAGCGTTTAAACCATTTACAATATTGCTGTCTCTAATTTCAGGGCTGTACTCTTGATATATATCGTCACCGTTGCCCTTAGATAGATTTAAGCCCCTGTAAAGCCTTTCGGACAGTCTAGGCATCTTGTATGTTGTCTTGCCTTCTTTCCCTATCATCGGTGCGGCTTGCAGTGCTGTAATATCCACATGAACAGCACGCTCTCCGCTTTCAAACTCCCAATCAAGTCTTGCAAATTGTGTATCGGTCATCTTTATAAGATTTATGGAAGTATCAAATACGGATATTCCGCATGGTGAGCCATCTACAGTATTCTTTATAGGGTTTCTGTAATATCCAAAGTCAGGCTTTTCTACTCCTGTATAAAACACATCTTCCGGAAGATTTGCCCACTCTTCTATATCTGTCAAAGCAATAGGAGAACCGATACTATTTCCATCTGAAGACTTATAGGCTTTGTTTTGTATCCTCAGTGTTTTATCTTCTTTCCATTCGTGGTATTCAAGCCTTATATAAAAAGTGTTTTCGCCTACTCTCTTAACCTGTATAAATACAACACTTGTAAGCCTATCTTTTGAGTTAAATGCAAGCGGTATAAATCTGTCAGCTGTTACATACTCAACTGCATCACCCCCCAAGGGCTTTATACAAAAAGAACCGAGACCAAGACCAAGCTGTAAGTTTTCATTTAATGCTCTAATAGATTCCTGAAATATCACATCTACCTGTTTATTTGATACGCTTGCCTCCATCTCGTTGAGGCACACATTAGCGAACTCTGTGCAAATACCTTGCTCTATCATCAAAGAACTTACTTTGTTATCGATCCAAGAGGCTTGACCGTTATACATAGCGTTCCATGTCTCTATTTTATTTATCATTGCTTGGCTAATGGCTATGTCCTGCCCTATCACCTGCTTTATTGTTTTTGAAGGAAACACTTTTTTAATCACCCCTCTTATTATTTCTATCAATCTATTAAACATTTTACTGTCCTTTTTTCTTCCAGATTCGGTTAGTTGCATATCTTACTGCATCTATACAGTGGTCATTACCGTCAGGATATCCGCTTATAACATTGTCCTCTTTATCCCTCTCGTATTCATAATCTAAAAACTCCTGTGCAGCCTCCGGACATCTGATATTATCAATTATTATCTCTTTTAGAGACTGCAACCACTTATATGAGTATTCTCTGCTGCCCGAGCCTTTTTCTGCTGCTCTTGCAAGTAGCCCATAAGCTTTATAGTCTGCAACTGACTTATTCTCTGAGCTGTCGCAAGTAATTATGTCATTGCCTGTAATACCTAAGCTTATAAGTGTATTCGCTGTCTGCTCGTTACTCTGCTTGTTGCAAGTATATTCTTGCCAAATATATAGTTTATGCTGTGCAGGCTCATAATGAACACGCACAAAAGCATATAGATCTGGATACCAGCCCCAGTCAACACCGTTAAGAATGTGGTCAAATTCTGCTATTTCCTCGTCTGTTATCTGCCTTATAACCACATTGTCAAATACTGAGCCGCCTGCACCGTTAGCAACGCCCATATATTCATTCTCATAAGCATCAGGATTAGTCTCTTTTAAGAACTCCGCTTCTTCAAGGAACGGCTTGCCCAGCCACTTAGCCGGTACTTGTAAGTAGTTACTTTCTATCACTGTTCTTGACTCCTTTGGTACCTTAATGTATTTATTAGCCCAGTTATTCGATGTCTTAGGCGGATTAAATGACTTAAATATATAAGCAACATCACCGCCACGGATAACGGACTGTTCTATCTTTCTTACTGACTCAGGTCCTGCGAACTGGTCAAGCTCCTCAAACCATAAAATACCGATATACCCGAACGGTACCTTTATAGACTTAATCTTTCCCGGGTCATCCGCTCCTCTGAAATATATCTTCTGCCCTGTAGACTTTCGTGTTATCTCCATAGGACTCACGGTAGCATGAAACTCTTTTGTAAGGTCTAAGGCATCTATAGCCCACAAAATCTGTTGATATACAGAACCTCTGAGTGTATCTGCTACCTGCCTCATAACTACAGCGTGTATGTTGTCATTTCGCATTATCAAGTCTATAACTTGTAAAGACACGAAAGAAGATTTTGTTGAACCTCTACCGCCCGGGAATACATACTCTGTATAATTGTGTTCGTGTATATCAAACAAGACAGGGGCAAACACCGGCGCAACCATACTTGCAGGGATTCCCGTGTATTTTTCTCCTTGTATGCTTATGTCTTCAGGCTTTAGCTTTTCAGTTTGTGCCTTCATCCGTTCAACTCTTGCCTTTTGTTCTTTAACATCTAAAGCAGTCTTATTTTGCCCAAGCAAGTCCCTCACTTCTTTAAAAGCAGAAACTGCATTTTTGTTTAGCGGATCAACCGCAATATCTATCAATGATTTAACCATCTTTTCAGATATATCTCCGGTTATCATACCTTCTGCTATCTTTCGCAAGTCTGCTTTTCTTCGTCTTACAACACCTGAAGCTTTACCACCTTTGTGTGTAATTTCTCTTTGTTCGTCCTTTGTTCGTTTGTTTAATGGTATTAAGTTTTCATGCCCATTTGCCACTCACCTCACCTTCCTATCTTTTATTTTTTACAAACAAAAAAGACAGCCCGCTGACTGCCTTCTTTGTTGCCCGAAGTATTGATATATCTGTAAGGAGGTTTTATGTCCTGCAAGAAGTTTTATTCACTTCTTGATGTTATTAGTATACACCTTTATTTGTCAAATTTCTCCTACATTTTGTGGCATATTTCAATTAAAGCCTTGGAATGTATCCTTCGAATATGTTCATAGCTGTAAGATAAGACATCTGCTATATCATTTAGGCTTAATCCGTTTATATATTTACTGCTTAAAACTCTGACATATAGTAGATTATCAAGACTGTATATCTTGCCTATAATATCATTTTTTTCTCTATTTAGATTTATAATTTCAGTTTCAAGTTCTGCTATATTCTCAGCGGTTACTTCGTAAAATGCTTTAGGATTTGTACTTGTTTGTACCTTTTCATCTGTACCGGTTGAAGGTATCAATAATAAATTTTCTTTCAACTTTATAAGACTCCTAGACTTATCTTTTATTAACTCTTCCAACTTTTTTATCCTACTTAGATACTCTTTAGCGGTCATTTATTCACCCCTTTCTTTGGCTTCATTATTTTCAAAAAGCATCAATTCTTTTGCTTTATTACTGAATTCTTTAGACACTTCAAAGCCGTAAGAATTTCTATTAAGCTCCTTTGCAGCTCTTAGTGTTGTACCACTTCCCGCTACAGGGTCTATTACTGTATCCCCATCATCTGTGAATATTTCTATAAGTCTTTTTAGCAAACTTACAGGTTTTTGTGCCGGGTGTATCTTAGGGTATTGCTTAGCGTTATCTCTCTTCCACTCAAACCAGTTAAATATCATTTTACCTTCGTTGTTAAACTTAGGTAATTTATCTCTATATAAGATTAAACCATATTCAGTAGCTCCGCATATTCTCATGTTAGCCTTTAATACTTGAGGACTGTAATTCTTTACAAACACCAGCGGAATGTGATTCTTAAACCCATGCTTCTTAGCATATTCTATTACTGTCTGTATTTGTTGAAATGAGCAAAATACTATCATGCAGGGAGCTTTTCCTCGTTCTTTAGGTTCTTTCTTCAATAGCCTATTACAAAAATGGAAGTATTCAGCGATATTAAAATTAAAGTCAGTATTAAATGCTGCCTTTCCTGCAAGCTTACTTTCTCCGTTCTTGTTATCACCACCTTTATACCACATAGGATTTGAACCATAAAAATTACTACCTATGTTGTAAGGTATATCAGCTATTACAAGCTGTGCTTTCTGTATTCCATATCTTTTGTAGTTCTGAAAATTGTCATTATATAACTCACACTTTATCTGTTTTTCTTTATTCATTTATTCAAGGAGCCGATTAATCTTTATGCCGGCAAGCTCGTCTCCTTTCTGCTTTTTTGCTGTTTTACTTCAACAAGCTATTTAGTTTTTCATATTCTTCATATATTGAGTTTTTATGCCTTTGTATTCCCTTTTCGAGTTTTTCTTTTACAAGCTCTATTACCTCTTCTTCTTCGCTCAAAGGAATTTCAACATTTGTATCTCCCTCCTCTTCAGTGTATCCCCAAATCTTTATATAGTGAAGTTTCATAACATCTAGCTTTTCCAGTTTCTCAGTTATATGGCAAATCCATTCGTTGTGCATGTCTATACTGTCTATGCATTTCTGCACAGCTAAAGCCTTTTCTAATATCTCACAGTGTTCTTTCTCTGTCATCTTTACTCCTCCACTTTGTTGTAACTGTAATCAATAAAACCGGCGACATAACTATAAATTTCTTCATTCATTTCTTCTTCGTTTTCAAAATCCTTCTCGTCCAATTCAAGCACATCTTCAAAGTTTATATAAGCGCTCACTCTATATTTCGACATTATATTACCTGCCTTTCTTCTCCATCTTAAAATATCCCCCATTGTTCCGCCATTGCCCTCGCAATGCCCCGAAATGTTTTGCTTCTAACTCTTGCTTTGTCTGTAGACACTCTTTCATGCCAGCAACGAGCCTTTCCGTTTGACCAAGTCCCATATATTGCCTTTATGTCTGGTCTTGCTAAATCGTTGATTTTCAATGGCTGTAAGCCTTTTAGCCATAAGCAGGTTCTTTTTGTTTGATAGTTTTCCTTATCATTCTCAGACTCTGCAAATTGGTATGGTTCTATGATCTGATCAGGTTTCCTATACACTGTACTCATTACCCCTACTGGATTTTCTATGGCAATCTTGTCGCAATTCGCTTTTGTAAACTGCATAAAGAATTCTTGTGCCCGTATCCTTTTTTCTGTTCTTGCATTAATATACTCGATTGTATTTCTTTTTATCGAGTGACTTCTTGTCGCTGCATTACTTAGATAAGTGCATGGCGGATGGGCAATAATCAAATCCCATTCTGTACCAATACTATGATTTATTCCGTCATCTGTCATAAAGCTCAATGAGCCATTAATTATATCAATACAATCACCCATTATATGCCATTCTGGATATCCGCCATAGGACGGCTCTACATCACAACTATAAGCTTCATGTCCTAATTGCCTAAACTCTTTACAGACAGTTTGGCTACATTCGCAAGCTACTAAAACTTTCATTCTATTATCTCCTTTTCAATTGCACCTTTTATGTTATAAGTTCGCTTTTATCATAAACTTTCTCTCAAGTGCTTCATGAATAGCAATTATTCTTTTTTCTCCAAGACCTTTTATGCCAGCAAGTGCCTCATGAACATCTTCGAATGTCAATGCCCCTTTGTCAGCTGCTTTTTCGCCATCTTCAAAGCCGTTCCTATAGATTTTTTCAGCCCACAATGTCATTTGATGGTGGTCCATCTTTTTTATCTTCAGGTATTCCTTTCTGTTAATTTCAATCTTCTTAGCCATATTTCCTCCTAAAATATATTTAATTTTAATTGCTTTTCACAATCATAATTCATCCACAGTACTTCTTTTGCTTTCCTCATACTTTGCGTTAGACTAAAACCTGTCTTTTTTCTCCAGCCTTTTAACGCATCATTGTATAGATCTGACTCATAGCCGCTTATTATAATCTTACTTTTGCTCTCAAGTACAGTATTAAGCAAGTCTTCATGGTCTTTATTGCTCATCTCAAAATTATACTGTTTTGAGCTGTTGCGTGTTTCTAACAAGTATGGAGGATCACAATATATCAGACACTTGGGATTGTTAAATCTCCGTATGACTTCTATTGCTGGCCGCTGTTCAATCTGCACTTCTTTAAGCCTTGCTGCAGCTTTCATGATAAGGTCAGGTATTTTATTCCAAGACTTTAATGCATACGCTGCTTCTCTTCCTTGGATATCATTTTTCCAACCAACTTTAGAATTACACCTGAAACCATGGGACATATTTATCTTTATACAAAATCTCAAAGCCCTATCAAGTTTTGATTTAGTATAATTGCAAGGCTCTTTATATACATTTTCATACACCGCCCTCGAATATGGTGTCATATATATCTTAGCAGCTAACTTTTCTGGCATATCTCTAATGACCTCAAAGAAATTAACGACCTCTCCATCTAAGTCGTTTATGGTTTCAATATTGGAAGGTGTTTTATTAAAAAATACCGCACCACTTCCAAAATACGGATCCACATAGCTATGATGCTCAACCATATTCTCTATTATCCACCCCGCAATCCGCCACTTTGCCCCGGGATATTTTAATATTGCATTCAAGTTACTAATCCTCCTCTATAGCTTCAAACACCAACACCATAACCCTTGGCTCATCTTTATCAATATCAAAACGGTCCTTAAATCCTGCCACATTTTTCCAGCCGTCATTTTTTATAAGCCCTGTTTCAATCATTGCGTCAAGTATGTACTTCTTGGCACTTGCTATGTTGTCTTTATCCCTTCTTTTATTCTTCTCATACCAGTAAAAGTTGATTTTTACCGGCTCTATACATTTATAGCCCTTAAGACCTGCTTCATATATTGCAGCCTTGACTATATCTGTATTGTTTCTTTTGAGCTTATTGCCTTTTATTCTGTGTTGTCTATTGGCAGCAATAAACTCATTGAGTCCTGCAAGGCTGCCTTTGATTGTAAAGCTAATCATTCTTTCTCCCTTACCCCCTTGAGTTTTTCTGTCATTCTTTGTCTGACAAGGCTGTCCAAGTCTTCCTCATTATCATTTCTTTGTTCAAAGTTTAAAAATCTATTACCGGTAATCCTTGTCGGTTGATTTCCTTGAAATACCTGTTTAGGCTTATTCTTCTCTTCAAGCTTGAAAAAACCCGTCCAACTTTTCAATATTGATTTTTTTATTATCTTTATAGCCAGTTCTGTATCTTCACCCGCAAGTTCTTTGAGCTTTTCCATGTGTTCTTTTATAGCCCTACTGGTCAAATCTTTCTTTGCTTCTTTTCTATCTGCTATATAGTCCTTAAAAACTTTATCTAAATCAGGGTCTTTATAATAAACAACATCTTTATTTTTACACTCCGATTTTTTCACTGTCTTTTTAGTGTCCGCACTTTTCGCACTATATATATTATTTTTATTTACTTTACTTTCCTTTACTTTACTTTGTGTACTACCGTATACATTAATCGAGTTTCCGTATACATTAATCGAGTTAATGTATACATTTTTGTATTTTTGGGTGCCTTTAATAAGAAGATACTCTTTTTTCAATTCCACATATTCTCGTCTGGATGATCCGAGTAAGTAATTTTCCTGTATCTCAGAAGATGTTAAGATACGATACTTATCATACATGTCTTTTGAAAAAATGAATCTTCTAATACAAGCTTCGACAATTCCGTCTATTAAGTTTCTATCATCACTAAATGAACCGTTCTCCGACGCAAAGAGCAATGACCTTTCTTCGTCCCATTCACAGTAGTAACCATACTCTCCATATATTTTCTGCAAGAGTTTGACGACTATAGCAAATCCTTTTAATCCATATTCAGCTTGTATTAATCTTATCCTCTCATCACTTTGGCACTCAAAAGGGAAATAATCCAAACCTACTTTTCGTGGTCGTGCCATTTAATACCTTTCTGTATAGATAGATATTCTATACATACACTTAAATTATTTTTATCTTTATTGTATCCCCTTCTTTGACGAATAAAAGAAGGGGACTATAATGGCTTTCGTAACATATCCCTGTGATATAAAGCCAAATGAGGTTACAGCATTTTTTAATGTGGTTTGCTTCCACAAGAGTATATTTAAAATTTATTCATAAGTTCGGCTTTTATAGCAGCTTATCCGACCCTGCTGTTAAAGTGTGCTGTTTTAATGAGATTATCCGGCTCCTCAAGTTTGATTACAATTTTTTAAGGTCACCATTTTAGATACCCTTAAACTTATATAAGATCTGTATATCTCATGTACTTATTTACAAAATATACTTGCCCTTTACCTGTTACCTTGGTTGTTCTTGTAAGAACATTGTTTCCGTTGCTGTCTATATAACTTCCTTCTTTTACTTTGAATAATCCAAGCTCCATAGCCTTTTGACTTGGCATATTTCTGCTGCTGCCATACCTAAGTAAAAACCCGTCTTGTCTTAGTTTCTCAAACAACCTTTTCTGACCTATATCTACTCCGTTTTGCCTTAAAAACTTGGCTAAATCACCTATTAAAATAGTGCTTTCACTTGATGATACTGCTGCTGTAAATACTGCTGCAGGTCTCATCTCTTCTATTTGCTTGTCTTTTTCAGCTAACAGCTTTTGTGCTTCTATAACTGCCGCTGCTAATAAATCACTGCCTGTAGGCATTTTATAAGTTCCTGTCCTTCTTATACTTGGAAGTACTTCACTCGTTACCCACCTTTTGAAAGTTTTAGCATTCGGTAACTTGCTTGATAAGATTAAACTGTATAGCCCGCTTTCGTTGATTAGTATTGTTTCTTGTATTCTTCCCATACTGTCGGTGAGTCCCTGTTTTAGGGAGTCATCCTCATCTATGTGGGTAGCTAAAGCATTAAGTGGTTTTACATATCCCAGCACCTCCGCCACATCTTTACCCACGAACCAAGGTTCACCATTAATATCTAAAACTCTAACCGTACCAAATTCCATATTTCTAAAAACTTGTATGTTCTTACTCATATCCTTCCTTTCTAATCACCAAAAAGGCTATTTTGTATGTCATCCTTTGCGATGGTATTCGCTTCAGGCTCTTCTTTTACTTCATTACCCTCTTCTTGCTCTGTACTATACTCGCCTACATCATCCGGTACTGCATCAATAACAGTATCTTCATTAATCTCATCTTCCTGATTATCTACATAATAGGATGAACCGTCCTGATTGATCACTGCCATATCCTTATCAAATGCTGTCATCATGTCTATGCTCATGATTCCCCATTTGCTTATAAGCTGCCTTAACATAGTCTTGTATGCCATTGAGTCAAAATCTTTAGCCCAAAAGGTCCATGCAGTGCCTTTTCTTTTATCTGCTGCATAAGCTTGTGAATACTTCAATGCGTGCTCTTCCATCTTCTTTTTAGACCAGTACAAAGTTTTCTTAAATCCGTTTGTATACTCAAACATCGCATAGTATCCTATAGTTTCCGTATTCTCTCTTACGGTATCATCTTCTATAAGATTAACTTCTATCTCTTCATTAAGCGGATCATATCGTACAAGTTCGCCGTTTTTGATTGCTAACACATTAAGCTTTTTATACTGACCGCTCCTCATTGCCAACTGCAAATATCCCTTATATCCAAGTTGGAACTGTGCAACCTTCCCTTTTGCCTTATCATTGAACGGCACCATGTAGTACTGTCCAAGCTGTGGACTTGGAGAAAGTCCTAAACTATTTCCTAAAAGTGCCGCTGACAGGATCGACTGATTAGTACAGCTTTGTAACTCTTTGTTTGTATTAACTGCTGATACTATTGATGATATAAACCTGTCTCCGTTCTTTCCACCTATAACACTGTTTATCTGATTCTTAACTGCATCCTGTGTAAGATATGCTGTAAGTCCATTGCTCTTCTTTTGCTTTGCTAAACTGTTCTGTACTGCCATTTTTTCTATCTCCTTCTTTTCTTTAATTACTTGTAGGTCTTCTGAACTTTATGTTGTTGAGTTTAAGATAAGATGCAAGCTTTTTAGCCTCTTCACTGCTAAGATAAGCTTCAAAACCTATCCATTCCCTTTGAATTAAGGGTTCGTCCAAATCGGAAGGTTCATCTTTTACTTCTGAAGTCTTGACTGTTTCTCTTTCCGGTATCGGATTTTCAAGTGCCTTAGAAGCTTCTTCCTGTGCTTTCTTAGCTTCTTCCTGTTCCTTAAGCTCTGCTTTTCGTTGCTCCTCCTCAGCTTTCCTCTTAGCTACATCTACAAGCCTGTTAGCCTCGTCTATAGCCTTTGTAACATCTAAAGTCTTTTTATACACATCCTTAGCTTCAAATGAATACACTGGAAGACAATCCAGTGTATTTAATGCGTTTTCTACATCAATAAGGATATTCTCAATATCTTTCTTGATACTTGCCATTGAAGTGGATGCATTAAGCCATTTTGGGTTAAATATCTGATCATAAGCAGGCACTTCTCCAACCTGTAGGCTGTCCCAATATTCTTTAATATCTGCTGCCTTTTTCGCCTTCTTCTCTTCATCAAATGCCTTTATTTGACTGTCTATAAGTGCTATAGGTTCATTTACTATAGCTACTATATCCTTAACTTGTTTTTCAAATGTCTCATAAGGCTCTAAGTACTTCCTTTTGATCTCTTTTCTTTTATCTTCTAAAGCTGTTACAAACTTATTTAACTTAGCCTTATCTGCCTTAGCTGATGTAACCTGATCATCCGTATAAACTAATGTCTTATACATCTCTACCTTTTGAGTAACTTCTGCCTTTATCTCTTCATGATTCCATTCAATAGCCTGTAAATCGTTATCATCTTTAGGACTGTATATCTTTAGCTCCATATTTGCTCCTTTTTGGTTTTTAAGCGGTTGTCAATTATAGGTTTACAACCACTTTAGGTTTTATCATTTTCATGTCAGATCCAACTGTAAACATCCGGTTGACAGTTGGATTTTATATGTCCGGAAGAATTAAACTTGGAGGATTTCTTTTTTTAAGACTTTCCCAAAACTTCTTTTCTTCCCTACATAAGTACTCTATATCCTCTTCAACTTCATTGCGATCTATAAAGTAGTGCCTTATTTGTATATAGATCTCATTATTAAATACGCTCTTTAGCTGTGCTTTTAATACTGCAAAGTCATACTCTGTAACCATCAGATAGTGAAGCACCTGTGCATAATAGTTTTCAGGTATCTTTCCTTTCCAGTTCTCTTTTTGCATACTTTGAAGTATATTTGTTGTTTTTATTTCCAGTATGCCCTTCCTGCCGGTATCCTTTTCGATAAGCTCACCATCCAGTGAAGCATGAGCAAATGGGTACTTATCGTTTATAAACATATTGTTTTCATCATAAAGCACTTCATAATTCGGATAATCAAGCTTGAAAAGCTCTCTTAAATAGTTTTCTGCTGCTATACCGTACTTTACATAGTCTTTATCTGATATGTCTTTAGGCTTAATTTTTCCCTTTTTCTCAAACCATAGGTCAGTATTAGACTTATAGGGATTAAGCCCAAGTACAGCCGCTGCATCTGAACCACCGAGCTTTTCTCGATGGTTCAGCCATTCATTACGGTCTTTTAATATTTTTTTCTCTAGCATTTTTTATACCTGTTTGTTATAATTACATGAACATATTTATTTTTGGCTTACAGCTTATCTTCCTTAAAGGGCTGTAAGCTCTTTTTATTGCTATACAGTAATATATCCGAATAACTTACTATTATTTCTTTGTTTGTCTTAAGTACTCTTAACTTGACCAGATCAGGATACAGTTTAATGACTTCCACCCTGTCTGTTTTCTGTTTAGGTTTTGAACTGTCTCCAAAATCTTCAGAACTAAAGCTCTCATAAGTGTAGTCAAACCTGTCACCATGTTTAATAAGCTGCTTAAGCTCTCTAATACCTATACCGGTCTGTCTCATGTTGCCTGCCCACTTTGCCACTGCCATATCTATACCCCTCTGTTTCGCATAAATTCAGGTATATCAAGTTCCTTCGGCTTCGATTCTACAGCTTCAAATGTTATTGTAAAAACTGTTCTCATACCCTCTCTAACTACTTCCGTACTTATATGTTTCCTACCATCTGCAAATACACTTACCACACTGCCATTACTCTCACACATAACTACCTCCTACTTAAGAATTCTTTAAATTTGTCAAAGTACGCTTCATATAATTTATAAAGGAATACATATGCATAATCCTTATATTTTCTACGACTTAATTCACTTGTATTTTCTATATAAAAAACTTTGTTTGTTTCAGCTATTATTCCTGCTATATCTACTATGTTAAAACCTCTGTATTCAGAAGCAACATGCAGGAGATTACACAAGTCTTTATATGTATATATTTTTTTGACAACTCTTGATATCTCTTCTATCATACTTCCTCCTAAAATATTTTTATTTTCTCCTCATCTGTTAGCCAGCCCCTACTATTCAAATTCCTTAATTCCTGAAAAGTAAATGTACTAGGCTGCCTATATCTTTTGCTATATGTTTTCTCAGAACAATCAATTATTGCAGCCATTTCTTTATTAGTCTTACCATAAGTACCTTGTATTCTTTTCAAAGCACCTCTGAGAATTGCATCCTGTTTTTCCGTTCTGCTTTGTGCCAATTTCGGCATGTCATCACCCCCTTACTCTTTATCATCGATATAAAATGCTACTGTCATCATAAAAATCAAACCTAAAATACTTCCTATCGCCCCCATACTTCCTCCTTGTATTCTTTAATTACATTCTCCAGTTCAGTTATAAAGTCTCTAATTCCAAATACTTCGGAACCCTCTAATTCATAAATTAATTTTGAAATTTCAAGTTCTTGCCTAATTGAACTAAGCATATTTGCTCTGACATCTTTTTCTAGTTGCAAGGGATCTATATATTCCTTTACTATCTTCTTTTCTATGTAATTGTTTACAGATAATGAGTAGTCATTTTCTGCTACTTGAGATAGCGAAACTACATTGCTTTTATTCAATTCAGTATCAATAAATTCTATATCTGTAGTAGCTCTATTCTTTTTAAGAACAAGAATAAGAGTAGCTATCTTGGTGTCCGTAAACTTGTCACCGGGAATATGTATGACCTTATCAATCCAATTTTGCTGAACCATATACTGCCTAATCTTCCCTTCACTTGCTTTTCTGTAAGCAATACCGGGAAAGTTAAGGACTGCTGCTGTTCCGTTGTCAGCAAGTAAATATATAATATGCAATAAGAAAGCATAGTCGGCTTTACCGGCGGGTGGCAAACAAGGAGCATTTTCAAACCTTATATCTGTCTTTTGCTCCCACTTTACACTAAAGGGCGGGTTTGCAACTATACAGTCAAACTTCATGTCCATAAAAGCAGGTTCTTTTAGAGTATCGCCCACTATACCCTTAAAGTTCGGTATAGTTTCCCTTGCTATCTGTACTTCATTTTCATTAATATCTTGACCGTATTTTTCAATACCCTCTTCAAATACACTTAGGAGATTTCCACGCCCACAGGTTGGGTCATATACATTTTTGTAAGGCGTATCTATATAACTTTTAAGTGTTAATGCAAGCTCTTTAGGCGTATAGAACACGCCCTTGCTTTTAAAGTCTTCACGAATAGACTTTATTGAATAGTCTTTCAATTAGCTGCCTCCGTGTCGGTTCTTGCTGGTTTTAAACTGTGAACTGTGCCTCCTTGCGACATCAATGTCAACTTCTTGCGGGACAAGAAAAGTTCTTTCCTCTGCCCTAAGCGCTTGCATTATCATCCCAAGAACATACCTACACTGTTCATAAGTGTTATACCTGGCAATTTCACACCCTCTACCACTCTCAAAATTGATTTTTATGCTTTTAGTCTCTCTGCTAACATGTATTGACTCTACTTTATCCATATCTATCAATTGAGCTTCATCAGGTCTCATTAAATACATTCTTAATTCTCCTTATTTTTCTCAACTCTTCTGCGTTTTTCTCAACTTTTACATTCCTATCTAATCTGTTTACATTCAATCTCTTCAATAAAACAGTTTGCCAAATGGAATATTAAAGCTCTATCTATATTTTTCAGATCTGCTCTTGTTCTCAAGATGATACAGTTTTTATCGTTGTCCAAAGTCATCTTTAAGCCATTGTGCAATCTTCCGCTTTCATAGCGCTTATTCTTTTTCATCCCTTCTATTTCTTAAACCTCCTGTTTACTTTTCACATCCGCAAGCTTGTAAAACCCTCGCCAGCCATTATCAAGGCTTTGTTTTACTATCGCTATTTGTTCATTTTCATCACTTGCTAACCTACCGAGCATCCTTAGACTGTGATGCATATACTTATAAGAATTTTTTGTATAGTACTCAATGAGTACCGCCCTCAGTTCTTCATTCGCTGTATAGTTATTGATTGTTTCTGCTAAATTCATCTTTCCTCCTGTTTACTTTTAACATTCATTTCCTTACAATACCCTTATAGGTGTTGCCGCACCTAAATACATTGAAAGGAGAATGTTATGGCTACATTTAATAATGCTAAATTAATAGAACTTGTTAAGGATATTACTATTGCAAAATTGTCTTCCAATAATTCAATAGCATCCGATATAATTGGTAAAGATACTGCTGAATTTATGCAAGCTATCTATGACAAATTAGTAGAGCTTAATAACAAAGACAACTAAAAATTTTTCCATAATTCTATTAATTCATGTGCAAGTAGTGGTAGTATGGTCAATTCTTCTGCCACTACCGGCACCGGCTTTTCAACTATATTTTCAATCTTTTTCAATAATAGTTCTTCTAACTTTTCCTTATTCTCTTTCATGCTACTTCCTTTCTACACTGCGTTCTTTGTGTTATAAGAGTTTACTTCATCATCTCACGCAAAGCAGCAGAACGTCCCTGATAGTCAGAGATGATTTCACCTGCCATTTTTCGAATATCAAATTCTACAATCAAAGACCCATCAAGTGTCCAAAACTGTGTGATATTTCTGAATGGGTCTTCTTCTGTTCCCGCTCCTCTAACTGCAACTGTTTTTATTACCTGTATTACATCAATGAATGTAACCGCATCTGGTCTTAATTCCGCCATAGTTCCTCCTGTTATTCAAAGTGGTTTTAGTTAATCTGTTTAGTTTTCTAAACTTTTATGTGAAAAAAAATAATCATTTACAAATTTACTATTAACTCCTAAAAGAGATAATGACATTATAATTTCATTCTGAGACCACTCTGTCTTATTATTTAATTTAAGGTTTAATGTAGATTCTCCCATGCCTAACTCTTTTGCAAAAGCCGCTTGAGTTTTATACTTTTCCTTAATTTTTCCCATTAACTTACTATAGTCATAAATCATTTACTCACCTCTTTCTTGTTTAGTTTTCTAAATTATAAGTCTATATATTTTCTCTGTCAATAGTTTTTTTTATTTTTCTAAAAAAAATATTTACATAACTAAAAATAATGATATAATGTCCAATATAAGGAGGTACACAATGGATGAAAGAACAAAACGGTTAAGGCAAGCTGTAGATGACTCTGGATATTCACAAACTAGACTTTGTGAAATTACAGGTATCACAAAAGGGGCTTTAAGTTCCTATCTTTCTGGAAGGTATTTTCCAAAGCAACAAGCCTTGGATAAACTATCTGAAGCTTTAAAAGTGCCTATTTTTTGGCTAATGGGATATGATAGCGAAGATGATAAAATTTCAATAGATAATATACCTAACATCTACCCAATAGAGCTGAAAAGGTTTCCTCTTTTAGGCGAAATAGCCTGTGGAGAACCGAGGTTTGCGAGTGAAGATAGAGAAAGCTATGTTGAGGCATCTACTGATATACAAGCTGACTTTTGCCTTAAAGCCAAAGGGGACAGTATGATAAATGCTAGGATCCAAGACGGAGATATAGTATTTATAAGAGAGCAACCAAGCGTATATAATGGAGAAATTGCAGCCGTTGTTATAGATGATGAAGCTACTCTTAAAAGAGTATTCTATTACCCTGAAAAGGATTTATTCATACTTAAAGCTGAAAATCCAAAGTATGATGACTTGGTATATTCAAAATCGGAACTTGATAACATAAGAATACTTGGTAAGGCAATAGCCTTCCAAAGCGATGTAATATAAGTAAACTCATTAAATTAAATTAATCATTAAATTAGTCAAGATGTATGGCAAATAATTTTAATAAAATATATTTTTAGGAGGGTTTATGAAAAAGAATAAACTTATTGCAGGTGTTGTTGTTTTCGTTTTACTTGGTGTAGTCGGAACTCTATTTGGTAACAAGTCTTCTAACAATAAACAGACCACTGAAGTTTTGAATACTGAAGCAAATATAGAAAATTCAGATACCAACACAAATGAGAATGGTACTACCCCATTACAAGATTTTGATTATACTATAAATGGTACTACTCTAGTACTAAACAAATACAAAGGCGAAAATAATATTATCAATATTGATAATGAATACGAAGTAGATGGGACTACTTATAAAATAGACAATGTTGAGGGAAGTATGTTTCTTGGTATGTCAGTAAAAACAGTTATATTCTCAGATGGAATACAGGGAATTTCACATGCTTTTTTTAACAGCTCTAAGGTAGAAAAAATATACATACCTACATCATTCACAAATATATATGATGATACATTGGCTTATATTTCAAGATCTCTTACTGATATATACTATGAGGGTACACAAGAACAATGGAATCAAATTTTTACTCATTATGATCCTGATACTGTATCTGAAAATCTTAAAGAAAAGGATTACTCAGGTGCAGGGGAAGCTGCGGCTGATAAGCTTAATAAAATCATAGGGCATGATTTTGACCCAAGTACCGTACAGTTCCACTTTGAAGCCAGTTCGGGTGATTTATTAAAGTAGAAATAGTAGTAAAAATTAAAATAGTCTATATTGTAATATCCTTAATACTATAGAAAAGCGTATTTACAGGTTCAGGCAAGGCAATAGCCTTTCAAAGCGATGTGATATAAGTAAACTCATTAAATTAATCATAAAATTAGTAAGGGGGAATATGGTTAAGTTATCAAAAGAAGAAGCTGAACGACTACTTAATATGATTAAAAACAGTCTTGTTGATTCTATAAATTTTCCTAATTTAGGGGAATTAGTAGAGTTTAATGCTAAAGGTGATACCGATAAGGATATATTCACTTTATCCATTTATCGTGGTAAAATCAATGGTAACAAGATATGCCACAATGCACGAATTGCAAAAAATGGCATTATATTATTAGCTTTGGATGTTTGTGACAATGGTTGTCATCAAAATCCTGATGGGACAAAAATAACCGGTTCCCATTGGCATATATATACAGAAGAATTTGGCAGAAAACTCGCTTATAAAGCTGAAGATATTAACAGTAAGGATTTTGTTAATAACTCATTGATATTTTTTGAAAAATTCAATCTAATTCAACATCCAGCTATTATGATACAAGAGAAACTAGACATTTAGTTTTTCATACAAATAAAAAGGGAAGGAGGCATAACCATGAATGATGGATTTTCTTTAATAGATGATTATTTGAACTGGCTGCGTGAAGAAATAAATATTGATAAAATAGGTGAGTTTTATGAAATTACAACTCCTTTTTTAGATTTTGAAAATGACTATATTCAAATATATATAAAAATATCCGATGATAAAGTTTACTTCACAGACGATGGTTATATTTTGTCGATGCTTCAAATGCAAGGTGTTAAGATGAATTCAAATCGCATAAAACAATTAAAATATATAGCTAATCAATTTGGAGTTCAAGTTAAAAATAATGAGTTGATAAAAGAGGCTTATGTATCTCATTTTCCTGAGCAAAAGCACTTATTTGTTCAAGCTTTAGTAAGAATAGGGGATATGTTCTCTAATGTACATTCTAAATCAACTATGCCTTTTGTAGATGATGTGGCAAAGTTTTTTGATAACCAGAAAATTTACTATACAGATAATGTTCAGTTCTCAGGTAAGACGGGATTAAACCACATTTTCAACTTTCTCTTTACAAGATCTGCCAAGCAACCTGAAAGACTTTGTAATGTGGCTAATAAATTGGATAATTCTGATGTAAATGCTTATCTTTTCCCTTGGGTAGATACTCAAAAAACACGCAAACCAGATACTTCTTATATTTTAATCTTAAATGATGAAAATTCGCCTAAAGAAGAGGCAGTTAGAGCATTAGAAAACTATGGTGCCAAGGTTGTATTTTGGAATGATAGAAAAAAAGCGGACACTATGAATCTGTTTGTTGCATAGAGTCCAAATGAAAATACATAAAAACCCGAAAGGCTTTGTAGATAGCTTAAAAAAGTCAAAAAAAAGATAACCCCAGGCACTTAGGAATGCTCACTGAATAAAATCAGCTACCCCATTCTGGGACCTAGTGTTACTCCTTCACAAGTTATCTATTTTTTATTATTATATACGATATAACCTATTTTGTCAAATATTGCTAATATATTGGTTTTGTTATAACTTTAAGTTATCTAATAATAAAACCATATATAAAAATTTTGAACTGCTTAGAATTTCTAAGTAGTTCAAAAGATACTAGCTGATACAATTGATGAAATCTAGTGGTATTCAAGCAAATAATTATGATTTTAACAAAATAGTAATTATTTTAAATTGGACAAAAAATACTGAAAAATATACAATACTTGACCTATAAGCCGATTTTATATATTATACTTGACTTAAAAAAGGTCAAGTAAGGATTTTATAAGAATTAATGACTATTTTGTTGACCTCAACAAAATGGTAGATTTTATAGAAAATTAAGGAGGTATCTTGGAAGATAGAATTATTTTATATCAGGAAGATGACAGGAATGTAAATGTAAATGTTTACTATAAAGACGAAACATATTGCCTTACTCAAAAGTCCATGGCTGAACTCTTTGATGTAAATGTTCCCACGATTTCTAGGCATTTGCAAAATATATTTGATGAAAAGGAACTTGATAAAAACGCAACTGTTTCAAAAAATGAAATAGTTCAATTTGATAAACACATTAAGAAATTACAACAATAAAAAACACCCCTGCACTGCTACCAACAATGTAGGGGTACGACCAAATACAAGTCCTGTGTGGTCAGCACAAGAACATTCAACAGTCATTATATCACACTAGGACACCTCATTCAATCCTGAATAGGTGTTCTTTTTATACTCAAAAAGGAGGTATCGCATGGCTACAGCAAGAAAGCTACCATCCGGCAACTATAGATGTCAGATCTATGATTATACAGATTCTAATGGTAAAAGACACTACAAGTCTTTTACGGCATCAACTAAGAAAGAAGCAGAATACTTAGCAACCACTTACAAAATTGAAGACTCTACCTCGAATGACAACTTAACCATAGGCAAAGCTACAGAGCAATATATTAACAACCGATTATCTATCCTTTCACCTACCACAGTAAGAACCTATAGAGGTATAGCCGCTAATCAGATCAGCAAGATAGCTAAGTTAAAGATTGACAGTATTACTCAGGAGCAAGTACAAGTATTTATTAACTCAATTGCCGGCACTATATCTCCTAAAACGATCCGTAATGTTCATGGATTGCTTAACGCTGTTATTACGACTTACAGACCTAATTTTTCACTTAAAACGGATTTACCTAAGAAAGTTCAGCCGGATATACATATACCTTCAGATAGTGAAGTCAGACAGCTTATATCTTATGCAAAGGGGTCAGAATTGGAAGTACCTATACTGCTTGCCGCTTTCGGTCCTATGCGTAGAGGTGAGATCTGTGCATTAAAAGCAGATGATGTAAACGGTAATATAGTACATGTAAAAAATGCTATGGTAAAAGCTCCGGACGGATCATGGGTTATAAAAGCACCAAAAACTTATAGCAGTGACAGATATATAGAATTTCCCGGTTTTGTTATAGAACTGCTTCCAAAAGAAGGCAATATAACAAATCTTCACCCCAACATGATAACGGATCGCTTTGCCAACTTATTAAAAAAAGCAGGTCTTAAGCATTTCAGATTTCATGACCTAAGGCACTATTCAGCTTCAATTCTTCATGCAATGGGCATACCCGATAAATATATTATGGAGCGTGGCGGATGGTCGACAAGTTCGACACTAAAGACAGTTTATCAACACACTATGAGGGGTAAAAACAAAGAAATTAATAATAAAATAAACAGCTATTTTGAAACTATGCAACACGAAATACAACACGAATAGCAAAAACTCCCTTATAATAAGGTATTTATAGGTTTTTCGTAGGGTTTCAAGTCCTGTCACCCGCATGATTTTATAAAACAAGTAAAATAGGATATTGTAGATCAAGCCCTTGCAGATAGGCACTAGCAAGGGTTTTTATTTTACAGTGTTCTGTAATGTTTTACTGTAAACAGTGCTATTTTTCATAAAAGTATGACACGAAATATGACACGGAAAGATGGACAATATATACGGTTGTCTCGTTCTCAAACATCCTATATTACAATATATGTTAAATTCAGGTAGCTCATTCATAATTCGTTAAAGCAACCTGAAAATGTTTAATCTTATTTATAAATTAGACGAATTATGAATATTGGTAGTAGCCTTTTAGATATATATGTATAATATGTACATGACAAACGCATGAATGAATTTTTTGTAAACAAAGTATTGCGAAAGCACAAATCCTAAGATGATTTTGTTATTTTCAAACATAATTTTTCTAATAATACACACAAAAAACTGTATAAAACCATTTTTATTGGCATAACTATAAGTTTTGTTTATAATTTGTTAATTCATGCGTTTGTCGTGTAATATGTAATTTGTATATTGACATATATGTTATTCTATGGTATTCAAGATAGAAAGGTGAAATCCCTAGTAAATATTCTATAGTGCTGAATAAAATATATTAAATGTTGAGAGAGGGAAATTAACATGCCTGTAATAGCAAGGTTTTATGGTGTAGTAATAAAAATGTATTTCCGTCAAAGTGAACATAATCCACCACATATTCATGCCATATATGGTGAATATATAGGCGCTATTGATATCAGAACAGCAGACATGATTGAAGGCGACTTACCTAAAAGAGCATTAAAAATGGTTCAAGAATGGGTCAGTCAACATGAACAGGAATTAATGAATATGTGGAAAACCCAAGAGTTTACAGAACTTCCCCCATTAGAATAAATAGAAAGGCGGTACATATGTTCCATACTATTAAAAATATAAAGCCACTAAAAGATTATATTTTACTTGCTACTTTTACCGATGGAACTGTAAAGGTCTATGATTTAAAACCACTTTTTTCCACCATAGACACTTTTGATTCATTACAGTATATACCCGGATTATTTAAACAGGTAAAAGTAGACATTGGAGGATATGGTATCTCATGGAATGATTATTTAGATTTATCCTGTGATGAAATATGGGAAAAAGGAATATCACAAGATAAAGAACAGGTAACTAAATACGCTTAAAATTAAGAAGCCACTTGATACTCAAATACTGTACGATCTGTATATAAGATTACAATTAAGCAAGATTTTACCAGGAATAAACAACACCCCTTCACTGTTACAAATAATACAAGGGCATGACCAATTGAGCTCCTGTCACCCGCATGATTTTATAAAATAAATACCACAAAGCAATAACTTTTCTTGTTACTGCCTTGTGGTATTTGTTTTTATGATTATCAGATAATCATTTACTATATTCTTATTTACTACATCCTATTCATCAAAATACTTTCTTAAACATTCAAAAGTTTGTTGACTGATGTAATGCTCTATTCTACAAGCATCATCTTTGGCGGTTTTTTCGTCTACGCCTATTTTTACTAAAATATCCGTCAATACATGATGCCTTTCAAGTGTTCTTTTT